CTTATGCTATTCTAATTAAGCCGTTCGATGCGTCAGCGTTTGGAAATTGCAACTCAAATGTTCCATTAGTAGAAGTTTTTACACCACCAAAATCTAAAACTGCAATAGAAGAATTACTATTGTTTGCGTTGTAAATTAATGCAGCTTGAGCTGAAATAGTTGCATTTGCAAATGAAACATTGTCAGCATCAAAAATTGCTGTTGTTCCATCTGTTGAAATTGCAACATTTGTTAATACAGCTCCGCCAGTTGTGTAATTAGTACCACTACTTGAAATTTCATTCGCAGTAATGTAAGCAGTAGTATTTTGATTTAGAGTTGCAGTATTGTCGTAAAGCGCACACTTTAATGTCTGAGCTTCTAAGTTTCCGCCAGGCGACATTAAGTCTTGCTTAAACGACACTGTTATCGCTTGAGATATTGCCATGTTTATTGTCCTCCAGTTAATGTATTCTCGCCTAGTGGACTACCAGGAAACTTGTAATCTGTTCTTCTTCTTCTACGAGCTTCATTGTTGATAGCAGTCACACTTTCGACATACTTTTGTTTGTATATATTATAGTCTTCCATGTTTTTTGTAAAGAGATTTGCTTCAGATAAACTTCCATATAAAAGAGCATCAGAAGCATTTTCTGTATACCAATTTGTAGTATTAGTGTTAGATAATGGATTAATTCTACCTTGGTATCCAAGTTCTATAGTATATACAGCATCAGGAGTTGGAGCTAAATATAATGTATTATCATCAAAATTAGAAAAATATCTTGGTGTTGATGTAATTGAAGCATTTGGCCAATATTCTTGAACATATTCTAGAGGTTTTATTTCTAAAAATTGTCTATCATTATCTACAATTATATTTACATAATTTAATAACATTGGTTCAATAGCAGATGGTAAAGTAACAAATCTATCTCCTATACTTGTGCTTGATTGAACATTTTGGTTAAATCCTACTGGATCTATTTCTCTAGATAATTTTTGTTGTGTATTATCTATAAATGTATCTAATTGATTTGTAAAATCAGTTCCTGTATTTTCAGCCCAAGTTTGTATGTCAGTCTTTAGACTGCTGTATGTCATTGGCATTTTTCTTTGCTCCTTCTATTTCAAATTTCGTCCATACATTACCTGCAAATGGATATGTTCCATAATGAGTTAATGGACTTACTACATCAGCGAAAATTTTGCCTCCTATCTTTTGCCATAATCTACAAAAAGCATAATCTTCTGATAAATATCTATTACTTTTTTCATCAATAATACAGTCGAAAAATGCAAAACAATTATCGCTTGAAAATCTTTCATTATTAATAATTTGATCACTTGTATATTTTAGATTAGGATATGCATCTTTCATTTTATAAAAAACTTCTTTTTTTATAAGCATAAATCCAGTAGCAGCATCTAATACTTCTGTAAAACCATTCTTAACTTTTATATCTAATGGATTAGCAAAATTAAGATTATATCCTAAAGATTTAGCTTGTAAATTTTCTTCTCCAGTTTCTTTAATAAATTTTGGTACAGATTTCCAATCTATAGATTTTCTAGGATATATTCCACATGCAATATCGTGTCCTGATTCAATTAATTTTATTACATTCTCTCCTCTAAAACCAATATCACTATCAATAAAAAGTAAGTGAGTAAATTTTTCTGGTTCTTTTTTATCCATGTCTAAAAACTGACTTACTAAAGTATTTCTAGCTCTGGTTATTAAACTTTCATTACCCATAGTATTTAAATGAATTTGAATGCCTCTTTGTTGTGCTTTATGCACAGTGCTTAAAATTCCGTGTAAATAACCTTCAGTAAGTTGACCGCCATAACAAGGTGTTGCGATCATAACACCATATTTTTTTTCTATTTTCATGTAGACACTGTAACACTTCCTAATGAAGTTGATAACAATTTTGTGCTTGCTTGTGCTATTCCTATGGCTTGTATTAATCCTGTAGGTGGAAACAAAATGTCTATTTGATCTGGTACTCCACCAGTAGAAGATAAGTTTGCTTGAGGTCTAGCATTTTGTAATGATTCTGCATCTGTAAAATAAGTTAAATCTAATTGAGGTTGTTTAGGTTCAAATTCAGAAGTATGTACAAAAGATCCATTCCATTCAAAAACCATTTCTTGATAAGGAAATTCAAGACCTGATCTGTCTGATATAGCTCTTGCATATTGTCCACTACTAAATTTATTATGTGGTGCTCTATGAGGTCTTCTTGATCTATCTGCTAGTTTATTCGACATTAAGTATAAAATCTATTAGTGGTTGATGGTAATATTCTTGTAGAAGGTGTATCATCTCCTGCAACTAAACGTGTATATGCTTGTTCATAATCTAATTTTAATTCTGCTCTTGTAGCTTGATCTACATTAACCCTTTTTTTAGAAAGATAATAAGCTAATCCAGCACACATACATTCGAATGCTCTAAATGGAATATCGAATGTTTGTTGAGTACCACTTACAGTGGATGCTGTGACATCTTGAATTTTTCTCATTCTATAATATCTTAATGTATAAGCCTTATCAGGTGCAGGATAAATTTTTATTACTGGAGTGTTTAATCTTTGTAAATAAAATTGTGTAGGTCGAGATTGAGTTGTTTTATTAGAAATAGCTGCATAATCATTTAAACCTAATCTAGTCATAGAATATTCAGTATCATCATCTACTATGTTTGCATTTATAATATCTACTAAATCATAGTCTAAAGTATAATCTGTAGTTCCTTGAGTAATAGAAACATCTTTAAGTTCAACTGTCCATTGATTGTAACCTCTATTAGCCCAATCACTAAACATAATATTTAAACTTCTTCTTGCTGATCGTACATCATATCCTAAAATAGGATCTCCTCCTATTCTGTCATAAGCTTCTTGTATACAATCGTTTACAGTTAAATTAAAAGTTGCTGTATTAGATGTAGTCATTATGCATGAAATGCTGTTAATCCCGCAACATTAGTTAAAGTTGCTTGAAGATTTGTGCTAAATTTTACACCTTCATCTGGTAAACCAATATTAACTGGTCCCGATGCAGCACTCGCAGAAGTAGAAACTGTAAATTTACTTGTTCCTCCATCAGCAAAAACTACAGTGCCTGCATTTGCAGTTGGTGTAATTATAAAAGCTTTTAATCTCGTACTTCCGCCGAATAATTCTTGAGTACCTGATGTATTAGATGTAAAAGCTACATTTAGATCCGATCCTGCCATTTTTTCCTCCTATATTAAATTTTGTTTTTTAAGGCTGCTTATTAATAACTCAATTCTATCTTTATTGCTAGTAGAAGGTGATTCTATGTAAGGTTGTACTAATTCTTTAGTAAAATCTTTTTGAAAATCATAAGCTTTATTTATATTAGAGCTTGATACAAAAGGGCTTCCTGATTTTGAGCTTAAATTTGTTTGATCGCTAAAAGCAGATATAACTTTTTCAATATCTGCTAATTTATCTTCTAAATCTTTTTCTTTAGTATCTTCTTCTTTTTCTTCTGATTCTTTTTTTAAAATTTCTTCAATTTTTTGAGTTTCACCAGTATCATCTGTATTAATTACATCTTTTTGGCTTTCAGTTATGACAGCTTCTTCTTTTGCTTTTTGAAAATCTAACAATTTTTCAACAGATGATTTTTCTTCTTTTTCATCATCATCATCTTTTTTGGTAATAAAATTTTTTAAAGCTTCTCCTTTTTCTTTTAAAAAGTCTAAATTAAATTCCATAAACCTCCTTCATAATAAGGAGGACCCATAAGGGTCCCCCAATAAGTATTATTATGGTGTGTCTCCAGCATCAGCAATACTATTGTTCTGCATATACATAACAGTAACAGTTGCATTACCAGTTGTTCCATCACCATCTGTACCTGTAAAGTCAGCTAAAACTTGAATATCAGTAGTACCAATATTTGTTGCTTCAGTGTCTAAAGTACCTCTAGTAGTTCCTAATGATTTAACACTTGTTGATGGAATAAAAGCATTTCCATCATCTGCTGTACCAACAATAACTGTTGCAGCATTTGTATCATTATTAACAGTTGTTACATTTAATATAACATCTACTATTTGTGAATTAGCTGGAATTGTTCCAATCACTTGGTTTAAATGTGAAGCACCAGTAATGTCAATTTTAGCAGATTGTGCCATTACAACAAAACCTGTATTTACAACATTAGCTCCAAGCGTTGTACCAGTTGTTTCTCTTATCGTTCCCGCTTTAATTGGTCCCGAAAATGTAGTTGTTCCCATAGTCTACCTCCTTAGTAGTCTGCTTTCGCAGTCTTAGGGTTAGCACTAGGCGTATTGCTACGCCTAGTACATTAATTTATTATGCAGCTCCTTCTGAACCGAAAATAGCTCTCCAGTCTGTGAAACCGAAAGAGTATCTTTCTCTAACTTTGTATCTTAGATTACCAGTTTCAAAATCACCTTCAACAGCTTTTTTGATTGGTGCTCTTACAAAGTGTTTCATTCCATCAGGGCAATCAGTCATAATGAAATATTGATCTGTGTCAGTTAGTCTTTGGTTAACGACTACTCCGCCAGGGATCATACCCATATTTCTCATTGCATTAATGTCATTGTCTGCAGTACCAGGTCTTAAATTAGACTTTAATACTCTTTCAGCAATAAACACTAAGTTAGGTGGAACAATTAACTTTTGTCCAGTTAGTGCAATTGGTATACCTCTATCATCTTCAGCTTGTGCAATCTGAATTAAAAGTGATTCTAAAGAAGTTTCACTTAAATCAGCTGCAGTTGACAATGTGTTAGAAGCAGTACCGCCACCACCTAGAGGGTGTGAAGCAGACAACAAAGGTTGTCCATCGCCACCTAATTGTGATGAGCTAGTTGCATTGTTTAAGATGTTTGCACCTTTTATTTCTTTAGTGTGTTGCATTGATCTTGCTAAAGCTCTAGCATATTTTGCACCTAAAGATCCGTATAAACCATCTTCTTCAGCTTCTTCTGTAATAGAAAATGCTAAAGCGATTGTTTCGTGTACGTATCTTGATACAAATCCTTCTCTGCCAGATTCATAAGATATTGCAGCACCTTCAGCTTTAGTTGGTGCAGCTCCGAAGCCGATCATTTGTACATCTTCTTCGAAAGCTTTTTGTGATTGCTCTGTAGAGTATATTTCTCTCCATTGTTCTGGATATCTATCATACTCCATACCAAACACGGTATTTAAACCTAGATTGAGCTGTTTGGTAAATAG